AGGGGCACCACCGATTGCTCGATGATGCCCCTTTGGGCTGACGGCGATCACCATGATGGTGGCCGTCTTGGATCGCATATTACAGCGTGGTCGAGGTCTTGGTACGATGCACCAAGTACCAGCTCGGATTCAGGTTCGCAGGAGCAGCACCACTGGTGTTGCCAGCGGCCAAACGCAGAGCAGCGAAGTACAGCTTCACACCAACGGTGACGAGCTGGTTCAACGGATCGCTCTTGTCGGGGGTATCAGTGATCACGATCTTCGGAGACAACGGATCATCACCGGTCAAGGCAGGGATACCGAACGCCTCGTTACCCAAGAAGAACGAAGCGATGATGTCTTTGGTCGCAGTAAGACCGCCACCACCAGCCGTGGAATACACGAACTGATCACCCTGAGTGCCAGAGCCCTGGCTGACAAACGAGTTGGTCTGTTGGACCACGCGGCAACCGTAGATGGAACCCACTTCGCCCTTGTAGAACGGGGTACCCTTGTTGCCGTAGTTGGAGGCGTTCAACCAGTCGCTATCGCGCATCAAGTCACGAGCAACGCGGGGGTCGGTCGCAAGGATGTAGCTACCGTTGATCATCGGAGCGCGGTTGCGCTTCAGACGGGTCATGGAATCGAGGACAGCGGAAGCCGTCATCGTGACATTCGCCGCGGTGGTATCGGTATTCAGACCAGAGAAGGTCTGAGTGGTCAGCGTGGCGGGGTTACCGTACACGTTGGTACCACCGGAACCGGCAGGGGTATTACAAGCGTCCGTGTTATCGAACGTCGGGGCTCCGATGGTGCCGCCTTCAGGGCCGTTACCGATGGAACCACCGGTCGCGGTGAGGTTGGAACCGATCAACACGTTACGAATCACCGAGTCAACCCAGAGGGCCATGTCCAGACCGCTGGTCTTGGTGGCCTGCTGGAGCGAGTTGAACAGGTCCGTAGCGCGGAGGATGTCGGTCAAACCGATCACCTGACCGTACTGCGAGAGCGTCTTGCTCAAGCGCAAAAGCTGGAGCTGACGGTAGTTAGAGGGGCTGATCGACGTACCCTCACCAAGCGTGGTCAGGTTCTGAACTCCAGCGACGCTCGGAGGACCGAAGCGGAACATGGAGATGGCCTGATTACCATTGTTCTTGGGGATCGGGGCCTTCATCGAGAACTGGTCAAGAATCGTCTCCTGCTGGACGATCGAGAGCAGCTCCTTGCTGAAGTAGTTCTGGAACTGAAGGGTCAGTTGGCTTGAATTAGTAACTGGCATATTTGAGTTGTGGTTGTGCTATCAGTTGCCTTCCCGGTCGAACTCCCTCGACGCTCGCATGAGCGCATCCCTTTGCTCCTTCATGGATAGACGCGAGAAATCCTTCTCCTCGGTCTTGAGTTGTCCTGCCGGAACGCTTTTCCCAATAGCGGTCTTCTGCTGGAGCTTATTGAGCTGTTCTTTCAGAGCCTTGTTCTCGGCTTCAAGCGACTGAGATCGACCCGCAGTATCTTGGAGCTTCATCAGTTCAACCGCATGGACAAGTCCATCGGGCATCGCAGTGAGGAACGGAACCCGCTGCAACAATTCAACCGTGCGCTTGTATTCAGGACTGGACTGATCCTTGAGCCAGACTTCCTTCTCAGAGAGTCGGCCATAGTTCTCAGCCCATGACTTGTTAAAACGCTCCTGCTGAATCTGCTGCTGCTTGGCACCCGCCGCTTTCCGGACTCCATCAGCCTTGGCTCGCGCTGCCTTGGCCAACTGGGTATCACCATCCGCATCGAACTCCTTGGCCGCAGCCTCGTAGTCCTCCGCAGTGTATCCCTTGTCGTCCCGAAACGAGTTGGACTCGGCAGCACTGGATTGCTCCCGCTGCCTGCTCCACTCCTCCCGCTCACGCTTTACCGCCTCGCGCTCGGCCTTGATAGCCTCCTTCTCGGCGTTGATCTGCTCCCAAGACTTAGCCTTACGCTGTTGCTCTTGGGCGAACTTGCTCTTCTGATCCTTCGGCTTCTCCTCCTTCTGCTTGGCCTTGGATTCCGACTCTGATTTCGCGCTGACCTCCTGCTCGCCACCATCGCTCTCTTTGCTGGCGGTCACCTCATTTGAGGATTCCTGCTCAACCGAAGCAGACTCGTTATTATTTTGAGCCTGCTCCGCTGGTTGGCTGTCGATATCGACACCGGCATCGTGATCTCTGGCCAATGCGAGCATCGCGTCGGCACTCATATTTTCATCTGACATATTGTGCTTATACTCGTTTGCTGGCCCGCACAGACGCAGCAACCGCAACTTTGATCCTATGTGTTCGTGGCAGAATCCGGATCATCTTCCTGCCCCGTAATTGATTCTCGGTCGGCCATCATCTCGATGACCTTCACAAGACTGGCCTGACCCATTGCAAATCCCGAGGAGTATTGCAAATGGTTTCGGTCTGTTATAGCAGAAGCGTTCTGCATCAGAACCGTGTTCAGGAGAGCGTCCTTGAACTTCTTCCCGGTATCGCTCTTGAAAAAGCTATTAAGCGCGGTGGCGTCCTCGCGTGTCCAAGGAAGCGGATCCACCCATCGCTGGTGCCGCGTAAAAGCCCACGCGGCTCGGAGCTTGGCGAAGGTGCTGATCATTTGGCAGCTTTCTTCCGACCCGCCGCCTGTCGCCGCATGAACTCCGCGGCCCCGAGCTTCTTGCGCCCGATGTATGCCGCGAGAGCCCTCGGATCATCCGCGCCCTCCTTCTTGAGTTGCGTTGCCAGTTTGCTGAACTTCGATTGTTTCTTCATAAATTACCAAGCCTTACACGAGTGGTACCTCGGCGTCGTCTTGTCCGTCGCCGTATCACAATTCATCCGCGCACGGAAGCTCTTCCGGCGCTCCGGTATGTCCTTCTTGATCTCCATCTTCGGATCGCCGAAGCGAACCTTGATCACAGTCCCCTTGGGGTTGCGAACATAAACGGCACTCTTCTTCCGTTCGCCCGGAGTGTAGAAATGCTTGTTGAGCGTGACCTTCTTTCCCTGGTAGTCGGCCATATCAGGACTGGAATAGGGGTGATTCTTGGATGTCCTTCATGTTCTCGGGCTTGCGAACCTTCTGGAACCTGATTTTTGGCGCAACACCCTCCACCAATTCCTCAAGCAGTGGCCCACTCTGAGGAATAGGCTGTTGCGGGGTCGGCGGAAGGGGCGGCGGGGGAGCGACAATGGCAATCATGGCTTGAAATTCACCGCACCAATCAAATTCCAGGACAGTAGGCCAACAAGTGGGTCTACTGGTGGGCGGAAACCTCCGACAAGTGCTGTCAGAGGCCCGATATCGGCAATCTTTGCAGGTCATTTGTGTTCTTAAACAGGGGCTTGGGCCATCTCAGGCGGCGGAACCGGCAATTGCTGCTGCTGAGCCGCCAGTAAACCGCTTCCCTCCAAGAATTTCTGGATCTCCTTCCGCAGTTTCCGCGCCTCATTCGTCGCCACCTGCTCGTAGAACTGCAACAGGCTGTCCAGACGCATCATAAACGCATTCTGCGCCGCCGGACTGAACTGCTGACCCTGCTGGATCGCCCCATTGAGGTACTGCATCAGCACCCCGATACGGCCCGCGTAGTTCTGACCCGGTTTCGCCGGCACCGGAATACCAACCAGCAGCGTCGGGATCGTCTTCGTCTCGTCCTCCAGCTCGTCCTGCGCCTTCTGGCCAGGATCCCGGAGCAATCGCTTCACCAGTGACGGGTCATCCAGCTCCATGATGCTCTTGTCCAGCTCCACCTGATCCACCCAGGGCGAGTTCATGAACAACTGCTTACGATTGATGGCCTGCTGCACCATCATCTGCCGGCTCACCATGTCCATTCCACCCTTCGGCTCCAGCTCGTACTGGTCGTGCAGAGCCACCGGGTCCGCCTCCAGCGAATCCTCGGCGAACCGGTACCGCAGACTCTTGCTATCGTACTGGACATACAGGCTCCAAGCCTGCCGGTACAGCTTGCCAAGAGCCATGCGGAACAGCCGCGCCCGCAGATCACCGCTCTGCATGGCCTGCGCGTTGATGCTCTGGATCTCAGTCGCCGTGCGCCGGTCGCTACCCCCGCTCATCACACTCCCCATCGCGTAATCCGGGCTACCGATACGGTTCTCCGCCACCGCTCGGGTCTGGTTCAGCTCCTGATCGAAGCTCACCGGAGGCTGCGGCATCTGCACCGGGGCAACACCATAGGGCAGGATCTGTCCCGGCTGGAACCGCAGGTTGATGGAGTTGGGCAATTCCCGCTCCGCTCGGAACAGCGGGCGGTTGTACAGGGTCATCGCATCATGCTTGTGATTCCACATCGAGGTCATGCTCAGCTCGAACGGAGCCAGGATCTCGCACACGCCTCGCGGGCTGAACCAACCCTTGTCCTTGATCTCATACGGGAAATCCACGAACGGACATTGGCCATGGTCATAGGGCAGCTCCATCGGGTCCCGCAGATCGAGATCCACCGCCGCGGGGCTATAGAGATAAACCTCCCACACCCCGTCATCCCGCTTCCGATAAACCTCCCAAATAATCACGCCATCCGTGTTCGTTGTGTAGGTAATACCCTCACGCAACTGCTTCGCATCATTCTCGGACGCCGCCCCCGGAATGTTATCATCCTCCTGCGGGTTCCCCCGGATCTTTTCGATCGTCTTGTTATCCGCCTTCCACCCGAACTGGCCGGCCATCCGCTTGTACGCATTGACGCTCATCGGCATTACATGCACCAGCCAGTCCGCATCCTGCAAATCAGTGGTATACGCCGGCACCACGATATACATCGGGTCCACCGCCTCAAACCCCACCCGCTTATCACCCGGATTCCAGAAACACTTCATCACCCCGCGACCGCTCATCAGGGTGTAATCGACCCAGGAGAGTACCTCGTCCACGAAGTTGGTCTTATCCCGAATCTTGTAATTGAACCAGTCCTCAGCCACCCGCGTATACGAATTCAACTGCTGGCGCATCGGAACGAAGCTGGCCACTACATCCATACCCAGAGCCTGCTGGAGGAATAGCGGCTTGAGCTTCTCGATCGCCGTATCGATGAGCGGCCAATGCAGATCCGCGGCCTTCGGCCAGGGCTTATTGGTCCGGCGCAAACCGTGATGGCGCAACTCATACCACCTCGTCTGCCGCAGCTCCCACGGACTACGTTGGCCAACAGCCTCAACTATCTGGCCCTGTAACGAGTTCCGCTGTTTGTCGTTCATCATAAAAATCCTCCCCCTTTCCTATCCCCCAACCTCACAACCAGCAAGCGCAGACCCTTTACCATCCCCCTCAATCGCCCCCATCTCATCCTCCATCCGCTCCAGCAGGCTCCTCCCATCCTCGCCAAGAGCCTTCATGTAATCGTCCATCCGCTTCCCACCGGCTCCGCAGAAGGCCAGTACCACCGCATCCGCACGATCCGGGCTATTCACCCCGCGGGCCCTGAGTTCGTCTTTGCCTTCGAGGGTGAGCTTCCCCTTCCCATTCGTCCGCACCTTCCGGCTCACGAACTGCTGGAGCAGCACCTCATCCGTACCCACCGGACCCAGGTTCACTCGCCCCTCCTCCACCATCCGCCCGAACTCGATCCACATCTCCGCGGCCTTGTTCACGAACTGATCATCCCGGATCGCCCGCTCCCCGAAGTTCACCCGCCGCACATCCCACCCCTCCGCTCTGAGCGCATCGCACATCACCACACCCATACCACCCACATCCGCGTAGATGTCCTCAGCCTTCAGCTTCCATTTGCGGAACTCGCTGATGAACCGGCCCACACTGGCCATCGTGTCCTTGTCCCGCCAGCGGATCAGACCCTTCACCGTGTTCCCCTGTCGCACCACCATCACGCTCTCGTCGCCGCCTGCGCTGAAATCACAACCCGCGGTCAGCCGATGCCCCTCCGTCTCCTCCTTGGGTGGGCCACTAACCAGCTTCTGCCAGTCGGCGGTCCTCACAGCCGTCAGACTCCCATCGTCCTCCATGAACTCCGCGTAGATCATCGAGCGGACCAGCGGATGACCCTCGCCCCACCGCGCAAACTGATCATCGATCCACTCCTTCCGGATATGCGGATGGTGGAGGAGGGGCGAGTGAACCTGGGTCCGGTGGGTACGGACGAGGTGCTGCTCCAGCAGTTCGTGAGCCGGAAGGTGCGGACGAACGGGAAGGG